CTCGTCATCAGTGTACTCAAATACAACATTACCTTTTTTAAGGTGTTGTTTTCCTTCATAAAAAGGCATTGCAACTGATGGGCGGTATCCCTTGTCTAAGGCTATGATTAAATCATTAATTGCCTTTGTTGACCATACGATCTTATTAGATATCGTTTCGTCAGCGTCTTTTGGGATCCAAATATTACTTTCACTCATTTGGTTCTGGTTCTATTTCAACAATATCTGATTCGTCCACTTGTTCGACGTTTTGATTAAGACCCATTTGAATCATTCTCATTAAATCTTTCGAACCTCTGTGGATATTAGGATCTTTACTATCTCCTCCAGATTCTTCAATCTGTGCAGTATTAGTTTTCTTACGATATATTTCAATATCTCTGGCAATTCTTTTATTCGACTCTTCAGTTGCCATCAAGTACATTGTTTGAGATTTAATAATATCTAACATTGATTTTTGTAGCGTGGCTAATACCTCGAACATCCTAGGGGATAATTCTCCATCTTCAATAGTTTCTAACAGTAATGTAAGTGCTCTTTCACCGGCATTAAGCTGATAAACAAGGGATGACATCGTCATTTCGTCCATCTTCTTTTTTGCCATTACGTATTCGTCATTCTCAATAATATCTGCATCGAGATAGAATTTCATTAATGCCGTAATAGTTTTCTTAGCTTGCGCTTCAGCACCAGTCTTTAAAGTTGCATAAGAAACTGCTGGTGTTTTTAGAACAAGAGATTTTGAAGGTAGTACCGGGTCGGTTTCGACTAGATCTGTTAAGGATTCTTCATCGCTAATCAACCACTCTAATTCTTTACGAATATCTTCAGCCTGATCTCGGATCGGCCGATTTTTATCTTTTTCTTCTGACATAATATAATATTATTTATAGACTATGTATCTCAATAAATTATCGAGCGTTTCTGAACTTCTGGAATCCTAATGAAGGTAGTGCATTGTCTATAATAATTGCGAGTTGATTATCTCGAACAACATATTGGTTTAATATGTTGCTGTGTTGTTCAGCCTCGACGGGTGTATTAAATAATCTAATATTTGTTAATTTAAGTTTTCCTCCTTTAAGTTGGTAAGATGCAGCTGGTTCATCCCAAGAAATATTAAGTACTTGGTTTTTAGTTTCTGTAAACATCTGTGTTAAATCATTGGTTCCAGATTGTGGAAATCCAGCATTAGAAGTTGGACTTAATGCATATATCGATAAGGATAATTGATTAAATTCTGTATTTGCGTTTAATACCATCGCATACCATCTGTCACTTCCCATAATAATGTTATGTGTAAATGTGTATGTGTTACTATTTACGTACACTTTAATAGAGGTTCCAGAAGCTGTAATTTTTAAACCTTTATTAATAGCAGATGTTCCAAACACCCAATACTCAGCAGTTGTTCCAAATCCGGCCTGTGGTGAAAACCAACAAGTAAATGCAAGATTGTCATTTGATTTTACTGGAGCAACATATTCAACCGCTGGAAAATTAAGAGGTACATTAGTTAAATCGTATGCATTCTTTGAAACAACAGTCCATCTATTTTTAATATCATAGTCTTCGATTTTTAAATTAGTTGATAAAAAGTTTCTAATACCATCTCTATATGAGGTTGAAACAGTTTGGTATTGTTCTGGTTTTAGATTCTTAGCGTATTCGTCCCTGATTTCTGCTCCAAATACCTCATCAACGTCTGTAACTAATGAATCTGTTAAACTTTCATAATTATTTTTAAGAACTGCATTATCATTTTGATATTTAGTCAACATGATTTTCCAGTATGTAATAGCTTCGTTGAAACGATCTCCTAGAGCAACAGAATTAATAGTGTACATCTTATTAATAATCGGTATGTACATATAATCATGATTTCTAGGTCTAGTGCCTTGTCCAAATACTCTTTGGAATTCTTGTTGAGTGATATGGATTTCAAAATCTTCAAATTCCATACCGAACATATCATAATTCACAGTTGATTCTTGAGGGAATTCATTATCTGGAACTAATATTTTAACAATATCTTGGTCGACAACGTTATGTAATGAATATTCCATTAAGATAACGTCTTTTGTTCTTTTATCTGGTTCAGTTCTAAAGTATGTTACTTCATGACCGAATATATTTTTAACAATGTTTGTTAGTTGAATATAAGTCTGCTGAGATCTGAATTGTTTATAAGGCTGAAATAGAGATGGAGTATCGCATACCATTTCGATTGTCGCACAACCAGAATAGGCAAATGGATCGGTACATGTTACACAAAAATTAGGACATGATTCGATAATTCCAGCTACTGTTTCAACGGTAAGAGTTGTTGAAATAAATGTTATAGTACTTCCTGGTATAATTGCAGAAACTTCTGCACCAAAATCAAATAATACATCTTCTCCTGAATTCCATAAATAGGATTTAATATCTCCTGGAACGGTTCCTATATTCAATGGTGAGAATTCGCTAAAAACTTTACCACCATCTGTCGAAAGTCTGAATGTATATTCAAATTGATTATTAGAATCAGTAGGTCGGTAGAAAGTAAGTCCACTTCCTGTAAAATTAACAGGTGCTGTTAATACCAGTGTTGTGTTGTTAACAACCGAAGCAATAGTTAAAGTTCTGTTACCTACGATTATTCTATTTGTGTTTAAAAATAAACGATTAAAATCGGTTCCAACTCCATTTACAATGGTTGAACCACTAACAAAACTTGCGGTACCTGCTGTCGAAACATCAGTTACTCCAGCAAGTACTTCCCAACTTAAAACCTTTTTAAGATTGAGGTATGGTGTTGTGATGGATGCTATAAGAAAATCGCCGTATGCTGAGGCTATACTACCTGTTACCATTTATTGTAAGATACTTTTCTTTATATATTCTCAGTAATCGGTGACCAGTAGAACTTCAGGATTATCTCCTGCTATTTTAGGGTCTCCCATCATGTCGAGCATAATAGAAATTGTATCAATTACATCTAAATCGTTATCTCCTAGATCCCTGATGGTTCCTTTATCGGCTTTGGTAAGCCATTCGTCTAGGCGGTCTAATAAGTCATTAAGTTTTAATCTTCGGTATGGAATTCCTTCTTCTAGAATTTTCTGCGAATGTAGAACCTTATTAAAAATAATCAGTTCGTCTGCATCAAAAACTTCAAATGTTTTTAGGGTCATGTGAAGAATTTTATACCCAAATTTAATTGTCTGTAATCCGGCTGGATCAGTAACTATCCTAGAGTAACTTGAATTTTTATTTAATGATAATTTTATCCATCTCAAATGTTTCATTTCTTTGAGCATGTTAATCATAAAAAAGATGGAATTAACTTCCTTGTGTAGAACTTCAGAACCTACTGAATTAAATAAATTTATCTCATCTAGAAACTGACTGTATATAAAATTCTCAAGTTGTTCTTTAGTAACAATTACCGAAGAATCGTTTGGCCTTAAATACTCTACACTGTTTTTAATACCAGTCCAAACTCTGTTATCATTGTAGTTGTATTTGTATAATACAATGTCAACAACGTCGGTTGTATCGTATAGCGAGAAGTTATCCTTCATTAGTAAACTTTTATATTTTCGTCGAGTGTTTTTAACTCGGCTAAGGTTTCTTTCTTAAAAAACTTCATAACTTCGCTAAATTCTCTTTTGCCAATTTCGTTCTTTTTAAGATAAAAGTCTATTGCTTCTTGACTAGGTATGTATTCTTTTTTATCAGCTTTGTCCGCTTCAACTTTTTTGGTTTTTGTATAAAACCAAGCTGGAACTGATGTGAATCTTTGAGCAACCATACCCCAACTTTCAACAACAGCATAACCATTGATGCCATTAATGTTAAAAGCCTGCGCATTCGCAGGAAACTTAATTGAAAAGAAGCGATTAATCATAAAATGATGGCGCTTCTTAGTATGGTCTTTAATATCTTTAAAGTCTTTTGGCTTTGTAAACATAATTTTTACAAAGTCAAATAATTTTGTTTCGTCTAACATAGTTTGTTATTTTAATTAATCCATCCACTTACCATGCTTGCGCAAATGCCAAAATCTGTGTTTTAATACTGCGACAACGATACCAAATAGAGTATCTGCTTCATATACACCTTCTTTTACTATTAGTTTCATTTTACCCAATCATTATATGCGTCTATGTACGCTTGTTCTATTGAAAGACTGGGGTCTTGGGCAATATAACTTTCAGCAAATACTTTTACTTCCCATTCAAGACCCCATTCTTTTGCTTCTTGTAAGATTTCTTCTACTATTTCTGGCATTAAAATAAATTGTTTATAGTTGTAGAGGAATTGTTGCTTTTTGTTTCACTTTCATCGAGTCCAGAAAATGCATCAAAATCAACTGGTGTCGAGTTAGCAATTTTTAACCAACTAGAGCCTTCGAGAATCTTTTCCATTTGAGATAGATTCATAATCATTGGCTCAACATTTTTATCACGTTCAATTACTTTAGTAATTTCTTGTTGAATAGGTTCTGGTATTGTATTGTAGTGAAGCAGCATTAAGTCTAGATTTTGATTAAATCTATTCAATATGCTTGCTTGAGTGTCATGACCAACGATGCGGTAAATCAGGTTGACAATCTTATCAACTTGTGTTTTGTTAAACATATGATCGATAACAAATTCACCTTCTTCTTTGTTGTATTGTTCTAAGATGCCTTGTGCCTGCTTATCAGTAATTGAGAATGTGCGCATTTTACCAGTTTTCATAGGTTTTTGGTACGTAACAACTGATTTAATATTATCGGACTTATCACCAATTAGAATCTTTTGGAAAACAAAGCTATCACAATTCATTTCTTCGATTTCAATAGAATTCTTTTTGATCCATTCAATCATTTGACCTTTTACTCTGTCAGCTTCATGAGATGGAGAATCCATATTAAATAACAAGTCTTCATCAGATATATCAATAGAATTGTCGCTAGCGATAATATCATTGAATCCTTCGAACGCAATTAGTTTTCTTTTAGTGTTATAATACCATAGAGAATATCCATCAGTTGCTTTTGAGTAGTCAACTAATTGAATCATATCACGGTCACCAGTCCATATAATACAATTTTTACCTTGTGTATTTAAGTAGGTTGACCATGCAAAAAGAATATCATCTGCTTCTGCACCTTTGACTTGGTTTACAATAACTCCTTTTTTAGCAAGGATGTTTCTGAACTCTTCATATACTTCATACACAGCTGTCCAATCGACTGAACTATCTTGAGTTCTAGTACCTTTGTACTGCGCTTCTGGAAATAAGTCTTTACGCCATGATTTTGAATCGACAGCAAAGACAATTTGATTAACAAATGGAGCCATTTTCCTGACTTCAGATGCAAAATCGATTGAGAGTTTTCTTATAAATTGACCTTTACTATTGTCATCGCCAAGTAATGCACCTGATTTTGGTCTTGGAAGGACGAATAGTCTGCTGTGAATAAAATAGTTTCCATCTATTAGCAGTGTGTGATTACCTAGTTTCATATCTTTTATCTTTTATTATATGTAAATATAAACAATTTTCTTGACATAAAAAAATATTTATACAATTATTTTTAAACTTATTTCAACGGAACGATTCTCGTTTAAGAATCTTCTACGTTCTACTTCCCATTCCATTAATCCTGGATTTGAATATGATTGAGAATCAATTGGTTGTCTTGGGTCTACTAATTCAAATTTAAACATACCATCTTTTAACAACTGCTTTGCAATTTCAATCGCCATTTGCTCTTTAGCATAGTCTATGATATTCGCCTGATGATCAGTTTCTAGTGATTCGAACGTAAGTTGCTTTTTTGACTGGTATAACATTATGATCTGATTATGGTTTGTAGTTTATAAACACAGCTTAACATTGTAATAATCGGGTCAATAACGTGAACTCTTTGAGCCTGGTGTTCGGCGACTGCAATTGCTACTTGTGGAATATGTTTAATTGAATTTGGTTTCTCAGCTTGAATATACTCGATGAAATCATTTCCTAAAGATTGTAAAACATCGTCAACTCGATTTGAATAATCACTAACAAGTTGTTTGTAATTTTTAGCAGGATCTGTTTCATTGAAGATTAATTCGAACACATCTTTATAAACTGAGTTAAATTTCTTGACATCATCAATTGAAATATTCTGCGTGCCTTGAGTTTTATATCCTTGTAATTTATTCAGAGTACTTCTTAGATCTGGAAAATTACGTTTAACAAATTCAACCAAGGCTGGTTTATCAATTGTCATACCTTCTTTTCCACAAATATCATAAACTCTCTTAATGTATTTCTTAGTCAATTCAGTTTCTTCTGCCTTGTCAAAGTCAAAGTTAATAACTTCGAAGCGAGAAAGGATTGGATCTGGGATTTTATTGACATAATTACAAGTTGCAATAAAACGAGAGTTACTTGCGAATTGCTCCATAGTAGCACGTAAGGCTTTAAAGAACTGATCTGATACACCATCAACCTCATCTAATATAACTACTTTGAATTTTCCTTGGTCATCTAGAATTGACATGGTAGAACAGAAATCAGTAATTCTGGTTCTAATAACTTCTACCGAAGTATCAGTTGACGCATTAATATAAATGTAGGGTAGACCGAATTGGTTAACAATTGCTTTAGCAGTTGAAGTTTTTCCAGTTCCTGGACTTCCAGCTAATAACATGTTCTGCGTTATGCCATCCTTGAATTTAGCCATTACTCTGTCTGGTAGGATTAATTCCGATAAGTTTTTCGGACGATATTTCTCTGTAAAAAGGGAGTGAACCATAGATTTATTTTTGACAATTTATTTCTATTGTTATATCATAGAACTAAGTTTAGTTTCAAGAATAAATAATTATATGTCATTTAGAAAAAAGTACCCTACGATTGCCAGAACAGGTGGACCCTTTCCATCAAATCGATATGGAATCATACTTAAGAATCTTTCGAGACTTCAAAGAAGATTCTTAGCCAACCATCCTATTATTAAGGACAGGGTGCAGGACGACCAATTTGCGGCAATAATTCTTGAGCTGACAAACTATTCGGTACAACCTTTCAAGTTTAAAGATCGGTTATATTACGACTGGTCAACGGGAAGCATCGTAGAGAAATCAGAACTTATAAACAATTACAACTCAATCCCTTGGGTTTGTTGCGTCAGCGGTAAGCCTATCACTTCCCGCACAGATGACTTCAGCTTAGAAAACTTTGTCCATCCAGAGTACCATGACATTTTAAAGGCTCCAATGGTCGATAGCCGAATTCTTAAATCATCAGTTGAGTTCCGCAAATATGTAAAAAAGCTCTTGATGAATGAACAACAAGAGCTTTTAAGATTAGCTAAAAAGAATTCTAAAGTTAATTAACCAAGTAATTGTCTGAATTTATCAGCAACACTGATGTTAGTATATTTAGATTCGTTTAATGATTTATTTGCTTTAGCTTTAGCAATTTCATTTTGATATTTTCTAGCAAGAACTGAATTATTTTCTAACTGCCAATCTAATTTAGATTCGATTTCAGCCGCCATTTCATTTAAACCTAATTCAGTTGCATCGATAACTAGGGATTCTTTTGTAGATTTCTTCTTTTTATCTTCTTTCTTTGGTTCATCTTTCTTAGGCTCTGCTTTTGGTTCAGCTTTCTTTGGCTCTGCTTTTGGTTCAGCTTTTGGCTCTGCTTTCTTAGGCTCAGCTTTTGGTTCAGCTTTTGGCTCTGCTTTTGGTTCAGCTTTTGGCTCTGCTTTCTTAGGCTCAGCTTTTGGTTCAGCTTTTGGCTCAGCTTTTGGCTCTGCTTTTGGTTCAGCTTTTGCTTTGTCTTTTAAAGCGGCAACTGCTGCTTGCTCTTCTTCAAATCTTTTTTGAAGTTCTTTCATTGAAGTTGCTAAATCTTTTTTCTTAGCAGGATCGTCTTCTTGACCAGATGCTCTTTTAACAAGTTCCATTTGACCTTTAATCTTTTCAGATTTTAAAACCTTTTGTACATAAGATCCTCTGTCTTTTGCTTTATCATCTACTGCAGTTTGTAAACTATCGATTTGAGCATCTAGGGTTTTCTTTTTAGTTTGTAGTGTTTCTTTCTTTGCAGCTTCTGGAGTATCTTTAGCTCCACTTAAATTATCAGCAGTGATTTGAATGTCTAGTGCATTCATCTTCATCTTGTTGACTTTTTTCTGCATTGATCTGTATTTAGGAGCAAATAAGAAGTCTTTTACTTTAGCCATGGCTGTTTCTTCTCCTGCTTCGTTTACATCAAATACGTCGTCATTTTCTAATTCTTCTCTAACCTGAGTTCCTAATTGAGATAGGTGAGTCATTATAGTATCAATGTCGTTGATAATTTCTTCTCTAGAGAAAGAGGGTGATGTAGAATCTGTTTCAACTTCTGGACCTTTAGCTCCTTTAGTTTCAGTATCGGTTGTTACCGCAACAGGTTCTTTAGTGTTAACTGCTTCTAATATGTTAGAATACCAGCTTTCAAAGTTTAATTTTTTCATGTTCATTTTTATTATGTTTGAATATGAGTTATATATTTGCATTTTCAGGTAAAAAAGAAAAGGCTCTCCAATGGAGAGCCTTTCTTATAAAAATTGTACTGTTAAGTAAAATTATGCTAATGAAACGATGTTATCGAATGCAGTACCATCAAGTTTAGTAACAGTGAATGAAACGTATTGAGTTTCAGGGTGGAAACCAGCTTCAACTAGAGCGAATCTAGATTTTACTGCGATTTTAGGAGCCATAGTTCCTTCAGCAATAGTTTGAACTGATTCAGCCATTAAGTAAGGCATGAAAACTAATCCAGGACCATTACCATCACCTTTACGTCCAACGTATACGTTGTTGTTTGACCACTTCCATTTTGGGTTAGTGTAAACTTGAATACCAGCTACAGATCCAACAGGGTAAATAGCACCTGCAGATTGAGAGATAGTATTTGCAAACGGGTTAGGTACGAAACCAGCAACTGATTGTAATACTGTAGCAACTTGTGGTCCTACAATAGCAAAGTTACCAGCACCTCTACGTCCTCTGTTAGCAATTAAGTTAGCAGCAGAAAGAATTCCTGTTAATACTTTTCTATGTTCTGAACCTTCAGTTTGACCACCAGTAAATGCAGAAGCAGCTACTAATTTCACTGTTAATGCACCAGCAGGGATTTCTCCAGCTGAAACTGACTTAGCGATGTTTGAAGCTCCTAATGTACCAATTTTGTTGATGATTAAATCATTGATAGTTTGAGTTAATTCGTTAACCAATACAGCTTCTACTTGAGCAACTGCATCTACACCGAATTGTTTTAGATCTTGTACTTGCTCTCTAGTAACTGCAGCTGCAACTTGGTAAGTTTTAGCTTCTACTGATTTAGAGAATAAAGATAGACCCATTAATTTTTCTGGAGTTGATTCTCCTGTTGCTCTGTCGTAAGGACTTTCGTCAGCATTACCAACAAAACCAGCAATGTGATCTTCTAATGCTTTTACTAATTCTACAGTTTCAGCAGCACCTGATGCTTGAGCAGCGTTAGCAGCTTCTTGTACACTTTTACCACCAGTTAAAGTACCAGTAATTTTGTAGATTGTCTTACCATCGATACGTGAAGTTCCGATTAAATCAAATAAGATACCGAAATCAGCTACACCAGCTTGATCAGTTTCTAAAGCAGCGTATGCTGATTTGATGTAAGTTGGTGCTACAGTTGAACCAGCTAATCTACCACCTTCGTAAACGAAGTCTAAGTAAGATAATAGACCCATTGGACCAGCCATAGGTACTACTGGTACTAAATCAAGACCAATTGTTTGTGCTGCAACTTGCATTGCAAGAGGAAGCAAGGTTGGAGCTTTGTCACCAGAACCTTTAGTTGCAGGAGATGCACCAAATCCACTAGGGAAAGATACAGCACCCATACCACCGATATTCATACCAGGTGATAAAGCCATGATGTTAGCATCTTCATAAAGTTTGTGATTATGACAATACTCAGACATCCATGCTAGTTTAGAAGCATCAGTGATACCAGTTGCTGATTCGATGATCGGCGACCATGTGTCTCTGATTTCAGCTTCATTAATTAAATTTGCCATTTTAAGAGTTTTTGTTTTTTTGTTTTATTTTAGCTTATAGCTCGACATAATTCTTAGATTTTTGCTTCTTATCTAATATCGTCGATAGTTTGTTTTATTATATATCCTTTTGATTTTTCGAATTTTTTAAATTTTCAAAAAATTACTTTTTAAATCTTTTTGCAAAAGACTCAGCCATACCATCCATGTTGTAAGGTAGTGTAGATACTTTCTCTACAACTTTTTCTGAAACCATTTCAACTTTCTCCATTACTGTAGAAGTTTCTCTAAGGTCTCTTTGTTGCCAGAAGTTTCTTACTTGGTATTCTGTATCTAATTTGTGATATTTAGCTTGTGCTAAGATTTGATTCTTTTTAGCTTCAGATAAACGGTTCCAAGTTTCTCTGTATTCTGATGGCATTGCTGCTAATACAGTTGGTTCGTTTTCTACTGGAGCTCCAGCAATTACGTTATTCCATAAAGCGTAGATTTGAGATTCAGTTAAGAATCCTTTTCCTTCAACTTTAGCAATTACATTTGCTTTTTCAGCATCAGTTAAAGAATTAAATTCTTCTTTCTTAGCTTCAGAAATAAATGCGAAGAAATGTGGGTTGTTAGAAACTTTAACTGTAGCTTTTTCAACTAGAGCTTGTAACTTTTCAGAAATTTCTTTCTTGTAAGCGTCCATTCTGTCTACTTCTTCAGTAACTTCTTTACCAACATCTTCTCCTTTTGGTTCTTCAGCTAATTCATCTTCTAATTCTTTAGCATCATCTTCAGCTCTATCTTCAGCTTTAACGTAAACTTTACCATCAGCATCTTTTACTAGAGGTGTTTTATCGTCAGCAGGTGCTTTAATATCTTCAGCAGGTAAACCAGCAGCGTCTGCAGCTTCAGTAACTTCTTTACCAACATCATCTCCCTTTGGTTCTTCAGCTAATTCATCTTCTAATTCTTTAGTACCGTCTTCAGCAGCGTCTTCAGCCTTTGGATAAACTTTACCATCAGCATCTTTTACTACAGGTGTTTTATCATCTGCTTTAGCTTTAACATCTTCTGCAGGTAAACCAGCATCGGTATCAGCTTCAACAATTAGGTTTTTGTTTACATTTTCAGCAATGTATTCAGCGTATTCTGTAACTTTCTCTAGGTTCTCTTTTAAATAAGTAACATACTTCAACATGTTTTCATGTGTAGCTGCTCCATCGTTAAAAGCTTCTGCTAAATAATTAGAATATTCTTTTACTTTGTTAACTGATTCAGCAATTTTCTCGCTGTATTGAATAGACTGATCTACTTTCTCAGCGATATGATCGCCATGCTCGATAGTTTGGTCTAATTTTTCTGCCATGTAGTTATTGTATTCAATTACTGAATTCATTTTTTCGGCAAGGTAAGATGAGTATTCTTTTAAACTTTCAACTTCTTTAGCAAAAGTATCATTGTTCTTTTCAGTAAGTGACTCTTTCAAACCCTTGATTTCGGTAGCTAAGTACTTAGAATACTTATTGAAATCTTCAGTGCTTACGAATCTTGATTGTTCCATTTTATTTTCTGTGGTTTGTGTTTGGTTATTTTCTATGTTATTTATTTCGTAAATAAAAATATTGTCATCGTCAAAACCTAACGCTTCATTTACTCTTTTCAATTCAGCATTAGCAAATCCTGGATCTGCAACTAAATCATAAGTAAACAATTGTTTGATTTTAACTTGACCATTAGATTCAACTGTACCAGCTGCTCTTGAAGAAATATGAAGTGGAACTCCAGCATCAACTAAGGCTTTAGCTTGTTTACCAGCATCAGTATCTAATAGTCTGATTTTACCCATTATTTGTTTAGTATCTTTATTATAAGATAGTTCTTCAATAATATGTGATACATTTTTCAATGAAATATCGAATGTTTGTGGGTGATCAAGTTCTCCAAGTAATTTAGAAGATTTGATCTTTGCCTGAAGAGACTCGATTTGAGGTAAGTATTCGCTTTCAGTATAAATACGATTATTCCTGTTAAGTTTATCGATTTCACCGAAGCAACCTTCTAGTACGTAAGCACCAGATTCCTCTTGTTTAAAAGATAGGGTACTACCTGATCTTTCTAAAATGAGTAATTTATTGTTATTGGTCATATGTTTAGACACTATGTTTGTTTATATATCTGATTGATTTTTTGATTTTTTTAAAAAATCGCATTAAAGGCCAGCTAGGTCAGCAGTAGGGTCTTCCGCACCATCATCTTTTTTCTTTCCGTCCTCTTCCTTTTCTACCTCTTCCTTGTTTTCCTCTTCTTTAGATTTATTATAAAAATCTTTCAATTTAGACATTTCAGCAATCTGGAATCCATCTTGACCGTATGCTCCAAAGAAATAATCTTCAAATTCTTTTTCAGTAGCAGATGCAGCAATAGCTCCTAAGATTTCTGCAGCCTTGATTGTTTCACCACTTTGTAGTATCACATCATCAATATAGACTTTAGAATCTTCAGCTTTTAAGGCTTCTGCCTCTAATACAAACTGTTCAAATGTTTTTAAGTTTTTCATATCTTTTATATATTTTAATTACATTCCACCCATGGCCATTGGATCAACTGGTGGTTCTTCAGCCTTTTTAGCTTCAGCTCTTGCCTTATAAGCAAGATTTGCTTCTTTGTCATCTGGAGACATTTTTAAATATCTGTCTACCAAGAATTCTAAGTCGAAATAGTGATCCTCTTCCATTGTCATTGGATTAGTTATCATTAAGTTCTGATTCATATTAGAAATAAAGTCTAGACGTTTCTCCATGATTTCCATTTCTTTTAATTCAGCAAATGCATTCTCTTCATTATATCTTAATGCGATTTGAGTTTTAAATCCTGGATCGTCTGCGAATTCAGGGAATTTAAGACACATTTGAAGGTATAGAGGTTTTACTAAAATTTCTTGGAATGAACTTCTGATACGATTTACAAATTTAGAGAATTTAATCTCATCACGAATCATACCATCTGCTGCCAAGTTAAAGTCTCCACCACCATCTTCATACATAAATCTATTGAATGGAATTTTTGAAACTTGTTTTAATTTATCAGAGAAGTATTTAAGTGCTTCTGTATCTGATAATTCTGGACCTTCTCCACCAAGTGTTTCAATTTCTGGTTGTTCTCCATCTTTAGATGGTAACCAGTATTCTTTATTAAATTGTAGCATTGGCTTACCATTAGTTTTCAGCATACCTGAATCCCAATCGAAATCTACAACTTCTTTATAGTTATTCATTAATTGAGCCAAAGATTGTTTAGCTCTGGTCTTAGATTTACCACCAACTGGTATAATAAACTTCATTCTGTATGAAGCGTTAGTTACAGCCCAAATAACCCTGGTATGTTCCATAACTCTCATTAAGTTGAATGCTCTAATTAAACGCTCAACATAAGAAACTCTGGATGCTGTAGTAATTGATGAGTAGGAAATATAAATGATTTGCGCATCGTATAATTTGCGCTCTTTGATTGGATCGTCTTTAAACTGAACCCATACTTTTTTACCGTCCTCTTTATTATAACCAGGAACTAGTGTTACTGGATCGATTTCTTTAAAACCGATGATCTCTGTTTGTTCAGGGTTATAGATAATCTCAAATGCAAGATAACCATCGATCAACCATTTGCGGAAATAGAACCACGCCGATTGATCTGACGCAAAGCCAAAATATTGATAAACATTGCGGTATGCTTTATTTAAATAATTTTGAACTTCTTCTGAAACTTCCATACCAATAACAGAAGGATTTGCAATAAAGTTTTTCTCGTCGTATACGATTGCTTCATCACATAGAATATCTAAAATGTCTTCAATTTCATCGTGCATTGAGAACTGACGTAACTCTTCTCTCTTTGACTTATAATTCATGTCAAAGAACGGAATGTTCTTTCTCATGTTGGTATCGGCCATTGACAATGCAGCAAATGCTCCATAAATGTCATCGTTGTCCATACCCATCATGTTCATTTGGCCGTAACCAAACTGATCTTCCATCGGACCAATTGCCTGGGATTGGCGTAGTACTAAGTCATCATAGTACATACCAAAAGAAGATAACCTCTTTAATCCGTCGCTTAGGTTAAAGGGTCTCTTATTACTAAAGGGTCCATTTTTATTTACAAATCCAGCCATATAGGTTTAATTTTATTGTTTTATATATTAAGATTATTATTGTCATTCTTACCCATATCATCCTTGTTAAGTCCTGATGCCTTGGTTTTACTCCTGTTTTCCACATTGTATTGTATAAATTCTTTTCGAATCTGTCCTATTGATGCTCCGTGGATCTTTGCAAATTCACAAATTGCAATCTTAGGCCAACTCTCATAACTAACAACTGCTTGGTTCTTTTTTAAATTTGGCAAATATCTTCTAATTGCAAAGCCTAAACCAAATCTGTCTAGATACGCTTTAACTGCCGCATATTTTAAGTCTACTAATGGTCTTTGTTTAACCGCATCAGATGCTTTATTTCCTTTGATATTAACTTGAATCTTTGAATTTAGTTTAGTATATAACTGATCTAATATTTCCTGTCTAAATCTTGCTGGTAGGAGGTTAAGATTAATACCATAATCGGTATGGTCTCTTTCTGGGTTGTCTAATGCTAGAACAACCGGTGATTTGTCCCACCAAGGTAGGCTTTCTTTAGTTACTGGATTCTCATATTTAAAAACATAAATCTTTCCTGGTTCAAATCTCTTTCTAGTATATTTTACATCTAATTTATCTCTAGCATCTAGAGAATCTTTGAACCAATTAGTAGACACTCGTTTAGCTCCAGCATATCCGCCGTTCTCTTTAAATAATTGTCTAATTTGTTCTTTAATGTAACCCATTAATAGTTTTTTCAGTTAAGATTTGAAAATTCCAATTTCTACCTTCGCAAAAAGATTTTGCAGCAATATATTTATCGAGATTTTTCGTGTACTGCTCGACCATATATTTGTAGCTATTTAAAGACTTAGTCGAATTTTTCTTGGGAGGTAGTGGTTTTTTAAGATGCTCTTCAGGTTTGATTTCAATCAATAATTCCTTAAATGTATCATCTGCTTGTGTAACTTTTACGTAGAAGTCTGGACTGTACTTATGTTCT